ATAAATAAGCAGGAAGCCGCCCACCGATCCACATTTGTGGCAGGATGGCGGCCCTTTATTGGTTGGACTTGTGGCGTTGCTTTGAGCTATACTTATGTCGTTCAGCCGATCCTCGCTTTCGTGTTAACCCAAACAGGGCATCTTGTTTCTTTGCCCACAGTCGAATTAGCGGGTATGATGCCTGTGCTAATGGGGATGCTCGGACTGGGCGGACTTAGAACATTCGAGAAATTCAAGGGAGTTTCGAAATGACGAAAACAGCAACTAGGAAAAATGGGATCACAGAGGTTCTCGCGACTCCCATTATCTATACAACAAAGTTGTTCAAGGTAGATGGAATGTCTGTTTTGGCCCCTAAGCCCATGGAAGTGGGCCCAGAAGTCAATGCTAAAACTTTCTCCCCTGAGCATAAAGGTGGGAATCGGAAGAAGGCTCGTGGTGGCGGAGCGGCTACCAAAGGTCTTACTTTTAGAGGAGTGCGTTAATGGATGGTGTCTGGATCTGCGATAAACTCTTGAAGGCGATTCGAGCAAGAGAGCAGCAGGTTGCCTCTATCCTAATCAACAATGAACTCCAAGACATGGCCCAATATAGGACTTTTATGGGGGAAGTGGCTGCGCTTGGATTTGTACAGCAAGAAATATCAGAAATACTAGAGAAAGGAAGCTCTGATGACGACTTCGGGACTATTGTTGCCGGAACGTTTGGCACGAAAGAAGAAGAAGCGTGAGTCCCAAAATTCGGAAACCGCAAAGCTCCCAGTTCCTACTGGTTGGCGTATTCTGATCATGCCCTATATTCCTCCTAAAGTGACAAAAGGGGGGATAGAACTACCGGATGAGGTTCACGAACGGGAGCGGTTGGCCATAAATGTTGGCTTAGTGATGGCCCTTGGGCCGCTAGCCTACCAAGATCCCAGTAAGTTTGGAAACCCCAATGATTCCTATGAGAATTGGGCACCTTGGTGTAAAGAGAAAGACTGGGTTTTATTTGGAAAGTACGCTGGATCCCGGTTACATATTGATGGAGGGGAACTTCGATTACTAAATGATGACGAGATCCTCGCCGTTGTTAATGATCCTTCCGACCTTGTGCATATATAGGTCTTTACTTTTATTGCACTGGGTTTTAACTTGAGACACCCCATGGAGTGAAAACCATGCCAGACGAAATTAAGCAAGCTGACAATTTAGTTGAACTTGAGCCTGAAGAAGCAGTAGATGTTGATATTGCTTCAAAAGATGAAGCCACTGTTCAACCCGTTGAAGTGGATTCACCACTTGATGACGAAATTCCTGAGGAACCTTCTGAAGAAGAACTCGCCAGCTATAGCGCGGGTGTCCGCAAACGGATTGATAAACTTACCGCTAAGTATCGTGAAGCCGAGCGTCGTGAGACAGCGGCCCTGGAATACGCAAAAGGGGTAAAGAATCAAAATGATGCACTTCAGGAGAACTCCCGTCAGGTTAATCAAAAATATGGTGAAGAGTATGCTGGTCGGATCACGACTGATCTGGAAAGCGCCAAACAAAAGTATGTTGCCGCCTATGAAAGCGGCGACCCTGATGCATTAGTAGCTGCGACTACTGAGCTATCTAAGCTAACGGTAGAGAATGCAGCGCTTAATAATGAAGTTCCTGCCTTTAGGCCGCAGCAACCTGTGCTGCAGCAGACACCGGCAACCGCCCCCCCGCCTGACCCTAAGTCTCAAGCGTGGGCCAGCCAGAATGGTTGGTTTGGGGAGGACGAGCCGATGACATATACCGCTTTTGCGATTCATAAAAACCTTATTGAAAAGGGTTTTGATCCTAATTCGGACGCCTACTATTTAGAGATTGATCGTAGGATCCGTGAAGAGTTTCCTCACAAATTCACTGAATCAAGTGAGGGATCACCAACAGCCAAGTCCGGAAGCCGCTCCCCAGTCCAAAGGGTTGCTTCTGCCAATCGTGCTGCTAAATCTACTGGACGCGACACAGTAAGGCTCACTCCTAGCCAAGTGGCTATTGCTAAGAAACTAGGTGTGCCTCTTGAAGAATACGCGAGACAAGTAAAGGAGATCGCTGCAAATGTCTGAAACCACTGATCGTACATCTCGCGCCGCCACTACTCGTGAACAATCTGTGCGACCTACTCAATGGAAGCCGCCGTCTTTATTGGACGCTCCTCCAGCACCTAGTGGGTTTGTTCATCGTTGGATTCGTTCGGAAATGTTGGGCCAAGACGACAAGCCTAATTTTACTAAGCGAATGCGCGAAGGATATGAACCAGTTAGGGCGGATGAGTACCCTGATTTTGATTGTGCAACTATTGAGGATGGAAAGTACAAGGGAGTTATTGGAGTAGGAGGCCTTATCCTGGCTCGACTACCAGTAGAAGTCGCTGAATCACGCAAAGCCTATTTTGCGCAAAGAACATCGCAGCAGATGGCTGCTGTGGATAATGATTTAATGCGAGAGCAGCACCCTGCCATGCCGATTTCTCAGGAAAGAAGCAGTAGGGTCACTTTCGGCGGTTCAACCTCTAAGGAGTAGTTTATCTACTCAGGAGACGTAGACTATGGCGAACATTAATGGAGCCTTTGGACTCCGGCCCCTCGCTAAGATGGGCCAGAATGCCAACTCCACTGGTGTTTCGGGCTATACACAGTATGAAATTGCTAATGCGAACAGCAACGCTATCTACCAAGGCACCCCCGTCATCCCCCTTGCTACGGGGTACATTGACGTTGTGGGCGCTGCGGCGGGTGGCACAGTTGGCCTCCTTGGCGCTTTCATGGGTTGTAAATATGTTTCGAGCACCACGGGGAAACCCACGTGGAGTATGTATTGGCCTGGATCGGGAGCGGACAGTAGTCATCCCATAGAGGCTTTTGTAGCAGATGACCCGATGCAAATTTTCGTAATTGCAACGGACGCATCCTGGACCAGTAAAGCAACAGCGCGAGCTGCAGTTTTTGCAAATGCTAATTTTGCAACAGGTACCAGCGGCAGTACTACCACTGGTATGTCTTCCGCAACTCTAGCGGTCAGTACCATCAATACTACGAATACACTGAATCTTCGTATTCTAGGTTGGGAGGTGGATCCTTCTAACAATGATTTTTCTGCCGCTGGTGTTGGTGCCACTGTTAGGTTGAACAACCACTTCAATAGCCCGAATGGTGCTATTGCTGGTGGCACTGTTTCAACTACTGGCGTATAGGGGATTGAGACATGGCTATTTCACGAGCACAACTCGTTAAAGAACTAGAGCCTGGCCTCAATGCTCTCTTCGGTCTTGAGTACGCTAGGTACGAAAATGAGTACACAGAAATCTTCAGCACTGAATCTTCGGATCGGGCGTTTGAAGAGGAGGTGATGCTTTCTGGCTTCGGTTCTGCCCCAACTAAGAGTGAAGGTTCTGCCGTCACTTTTGATTCGGCAGCTGAAGTCTACACAGCCCGATATACCAATGAGACGATCGCCTTGGCGTTCGCGCTCACTGAGGAGGCGATTGAAGATAATCTCTACGATCGGCTTTCCTCTCGGTATACTCGCGCACTGGCCCGTTCCATGGCACATACGAAGCAAGTTAAGGCTGCGTCTATTCTTAACAATGCCTTCGATAGTACCTACACGGGCGGGGATGGCCTTGAACTTTGCTCCACTGTGCATACGTTGCAGAGTGGTAATACGTTCCGGAATGAGCCATCTACCGCAGCGGACCTTAATGAGACGTCCCTTGAGAATGCTCTTATCGATATCAGCGATTTTACCGATGAGCGCGGCCTCAACACGGCTCTGCGAGGAATGAAGTTGATTGTCCCAGCAAACCTTCAGTTTGTTGCCGATCGGCTACTTGAGTCAGACTTGCGTCCTGGTACAGCAGACAATGATGTAAATGCAATCCGGAATATGGGGATGGTGCCACAGGGGTACGCTGTGAATCATTTCCTTACCGATACGGATGCATGGTTCCTCTTGACTGATGCGCCAAATGGCCTCAAGCACTTCCAGAGAACCCCGATTCGTACGGCGATGGAGGGAGACTTCGATACTGGTAATGTACGGTACAAAGCCCGTGAGCGTTACAGTTTCGGTTGGTCTGATCCTCGCGGTATTTACGGATCTCCTGGAGCGTAGTATAGTGGGGGGAGGGGAAACTCTCCCCTCTACTTTTCTGGGATAATTTAGCCCTAGCGACTGACCCAGCAGACGCTTACAAAGACTCTAGGGCAAAACCTTTGTAAGGAGGTGTACCATGGGTACGACACGTTTTTCTGGTCCAATTATGTACAGCGGTCACGGCAGTGACTCCAGCGCACTTGGATCATGGTTTAAAAATCTTCCGATGCAGATCAATCCTGATTTTGTCTTCAAGTATGATGACTTTACGGGGATTGATATTGATGACACTGACGACTGGACAAAGGAAGTCCTCAATAGTGGTACATTAACTTGCCTAGCAGATCATGTTGGCGGATGGGCCAAATCCACTGGAGATGGTTCGAATGATAATTCGGGCGGTTCTATTCAGGGCAATGAAATTTTCATGGCCGCGTCAAATAAACTTATCTTTTTTGAAGCAAGTGTTGCAGTAGCCGATGCTGACGACATGGATATGTTTGTTGGACTGGCGGAAAATGGCACATTTGCTACTGGTGTCCCCTTTACCGCGA